AACGCTTTACAGCGAGTTCTACAACCGGCTTAATATCTAAAGCCTGACACCTTGATTGCAAGGCCGGTATAATTTTATGCTTGTAGTTAGCAGTAAGAATAAACCTACAATACTTAGCAAACGTCTCCATAGTATTACGCAAAGCAGCTTGCGCTTGAGCTGTTAGACCGTCGGCCTCGTCTAATATTACTACCTTAACACCCCCATCAAATGACTTAGTTTGAGCAAAGTTAGTGATATTATGTCGGATGGTATCGATACCAGACTCATCAGAAGCATTAATATAAAGATAATTACATTTGAGTATATCGTTAACAATAACTCTAGCAAGTGTGGTCTTACCAGTACCTGGATTACCAACAAAAAGCAGATTAGGTATTTCATCTTTAAACTCTTTTACTATATTAAGAGTACGTTCATCTAAAATAACATCCTCTAACTTAGCAGGACGGTATTTCTCTACCCATATTTTATCAAAATCTATCATAATTATTTACCAGATGAACCAAAGCCTTTTTCACCGCGTTTAGATTCCATAATTTCGCCTTCCGATACTTCTACAGTATAGTTTCTATAAACTACAAACTGAGCAATTCTATCTCCAGCTTTAACTTCGTAATCTTTATCAGTATTATTATATAACTTAATACCAGCATCTCCACGATATCCTTGATCAATAATACCAGGATGTGGAATAATACCGTGTTTAAAACCTAAGCCTGATCGACCTTCAACCTTTACCCAGAATCCAAAATCGATATATGCAAATTTAAGCCCAACATCAACTACAGCAGAACCACGCGCAGGAATAATTTTATCCTCTACTGAAGTAACATCTAACCCTGTATCACTTTCATGATTTTTAGACGGTATTACAGCTTTATCATTCGTCTTTTTAAACTTTACAACCATACATCTATAATAAGATATATTGTAAAATATTCAAGTAGAGATTAAATATATGTATGGCCGAAGAATTAGATGAGGCTGTTAACGATATTATAGCTCAGTTGAAGCAAAATAATAAAGCTAGCAAAGCGCCTGTAGAAGAAAGTGTTCTCAATAAAGAAGACTTAGAAGATTTTCTCATACAGAATTCTAGCAAGTTGATAAAAAAATCTCTATCTATAGTAGATAATGTAAATGATTACATTCAATCAGCTCCGGAGAATAGAGATGTTGCGGCTATGGCAGAATTAATTAAAGCGTCTTCTGGAGCTATTGAAGCGTTAAATAAACTTCATACTGCTAAGGAAAGAAATGAGACACAAGTAGCAGTTAAGCAGATGGATATAGAAAGTAAAGAAAGACTAAACATTGCAGACAACCAAACAAAAATGCTGCTTTCTCGTGATGATGTTCTAAAAGCTTTAGTAGAGAAGGAAGACGATGTTATAGACGTTTAGTAAACAAACTGCTCACAATCTTCAACAATATCGCAATCAGGTTCTTTTATACCTGCAAGTAGTCTTAAATACTCCTCCATTGAATTACATGGCATAAAATAAACTTTCCCATCTGCAGTAACATGCTCATGGCAACCATCACAACCCAACTCTCTTCCTCTGTTAGTAGCTTCTTCACATGTATCAAATACACCTGGTGGTCTATATGAATCCGGGCCAGGTTGAGGCTTAGGATCAGTTCTCAAACCTCCTTGCCCACCTATAGTCCACATATCATAAGTACCGTCACCTGTCTGCATCTGTTGAGTATATGTTTCGTTATCTACTATAGTATTGCCAAAAACGTCTGTTTTTATAGATTCGCATTTTTGTTGAATAATCTTATTAGTAGTAGTATACTCTGTTCTATCTAGCGATAACAGTAATCTATTAACAGCGCCTAGTACCCCATAAGCTTTGTTTAAATCTGAGGCAAACATATTAGTTAATTTTTGAAACTTATAAATTTTACTTGAAACAACTCCTAAAGCACCTTCTATTTCACTAAAAATAGTATCAGTCATATCTCTCAAGGTATTAAAAAATTGTACATCTTTTAACATTAAGTTACCAGAAGCAAAATTTGTAAATCCTCTAGCCCACTCTGTATTTACTCTTAAGATAGGAAATTTATCTATATAAGGTAAGGTATTATCATTTGCGACGCTACCTTCTTGATTAAAATTAAATACATTAGTCGCAGTTTTAACACCTGCGCTAATATTCTCTTGCATCTTAGGCGGTAAGTGATTATAAAGATCTAAAGCTGCGTTTACTGGCTCCAGCCCATATACTACTGTAGATATATTGTTTCTAACTGAGTTACCAAGAGTACCTATTGCATCGTTGGTGGATCGAAGTAAATTAAAATCCCCAGATAGAATACTAGATATGTCTTCTGCGGCGCAAGCATAAGGACCATTAAATATTTGCCTTAAATAGTACAAAATTGACATTTCATCTAATCTTAATAAATCTTGCACTGAATTAAGTTTTAACATAAAGTCAGATAACTGATCTAAACCTAATTCGAAAATTTTCAGAAATGAATCCATGAAGTCTAACTCATGTTCTGTATATACATGACCCATTATAGGACCAGAAAGATTACCGTCGCAATCTCTTTGAATGAGATTCTCAAATTGTTTTTTAGTTACAAATAAAGATCTTAAGATCTGTGCTTTATTATTGAAGAAACCGTTTATGTCTCCAGTAAGCCCTTGTACTATTTGATTTAAACAAGCCGACATATATTATATTTAAGTTAACACCTGTATATCTCCTCCTGGGCGTGTTAATCCTTTATCGAAAGACTCTTTTTTATCTGCTGGATTCCCTATATTATCATATTTTTTAATCTGCTTACCTTTTAGTGGATCATCACCTAAAGATGCATCATCAAATCTTTGATCTATATCAGGCCCAACGTATGTCTTAACACACTGCATTACGTTCTGGTAACTATCTTTAAAAAATCTATGATGTACTTTAGTTACAAACCATCTACCTAGCATTTTACCATCAGAGTAAGACTCTTTAGCAGCTAGACCTCCGACAAGTTTAAAAATATCAATAAACCTACCTGGCTGTCTGTTTGTATCCCCCTGGTTATCTATAGATAGCTGTAGATTTAAAAAGGTGAGATTAGAAACCATTTGAGCTTTAGCTATGTTAACTATTTGCTCTTTTTGAAATGGAAATTGAAATGGTTTTATAGTTGTACTCCTTATTTTGTTTACAGGTACAAACGATTGAGGCTTACCTCCAACTAATTTAAATATATCTACAAAAGATTTAGCCCATTCGGGAGCAATTTCTTCAATAGATACCTGGTGTTGACCTTGCGTACCTCCAATTGGATTGTAAAAACCGGCAGAGTAATTTGTAAAATATTGATTTCCATAATTTACCATAGGTGTAGTTATGTTAGCATTTTTTAACATGCCTTCATTTTCATTAACTGGTACTTTTGAATCTTTTGGATTATTTTTATTTGTATCCAATTCACCAAGAGATCCTGTATCTCCTTCCGCCCCAGCAGTTAAATCCCCTAAACCAAACCCTTCTATAGCAAGAATTTCATTATCTTTAAAAATTAAATCTATTGGTTCAAGAGTATAGGTTTGTTTATCACGATTATATATTAGAAGTGATTGTACAGGAAGAGATTGACCCTCGCCTCCTAAAGAATAATTTATTCTAAGTAAATACTTTAATAAATCTGAATATCTCCAGTTCATAGGTATTGTAATAAATTCACTTGCTGCTGCAAACTCTCCTGAAGGGGCACCTATTTCATGATCACCATTATCCCAAGGATCACCAATAACTTCTTCTCCTAATACATCAATTAACATCTGCTTTATAGCAGCACCTACAGTAGTATTACCGTCTTTTATCATCGCCTCAGTGGGGTATTTTTTACCATACGGTACCTGCTCACTAAGTTTATAAAAATTTTTATCTATTAATTTATAAGATTTAAAATTATTTGATCTATCTGTTTTTGAGACACTATTACCTTCATCCGTTATAACGAATGAATAACTTAAAGCTGAAGTAGGGTCAATTTGATATTCCGACCACTCAGCTAGCTTGATATGGAGATAATCGTTTCCGTCGCCGGTTGTATAGTGGTTATCTTCAATATAATCGAAGGGATTATTAATAGTTATAGACCCTGCGCAAAAAGGCTCAAAAATATTTTCTTGAATATCTAAGTCAATTATAGCAGACTTAGTTAATCTTATTTTGTTAGTTGGATCAGTATCAGAAGGGTCGATCTCATTTTCTGGAACTTCAGAATTAGATATTTCAAAATAACAATAGTAATCTGTACCGTTTATTTTAAATTTATTAGCAGAATTTAAGCTTTCTTGCTTTTCTGATGTATTAGCTATTTTTGCTGCTTTATTTTGTGCTGCCTTTACTAGGCCAGAAGGTAGTGAAAGTGGATTCATTAAAAATGCTTATTGTTAAAGACTGTAGCTTCAGTTATTTGCTGATATATCAATCCCCGTTTACTAGGTATAATATATTTTAGTTGTGTACCTCCTTCAGCAAAAAAACTATTACCTATCACGTCTTTATTTAAAAGATATATAATCCACCAACTAAAAATATCTCCGTAAATGTCATATGAAGTTATAGTCAAAGCTTGTCTAGTCTTTACTTCATGAGTTTCAAGAATATTACTATCTATGTTTGGAGGAAACTCCATTTTATTAAGTAGATTGTAAAAGTAAAATTGTTTATTATCTTTCCCTTCAGTATAAACTTTAAAAATTCGTTCATACCTATTGAGAGGTAGTTTAGGTAAAACCTTTACCTCATCTTGATACTTTCCTGTTTTTCCTGTTAAACTCATAGTATTATTCTAAAGCGTCGTCCTCACTCGACTGGTTTCCTGGCTTCCAGGTCTTATTTAAAGCTTCTCTTTTCCATTCATTTGAATCACTTCCTCTACTGAGTTTTAGCCCCCCTTTTATTAAGTTTATAAGTTCCTCGTCAGTTTTATTAGGAAATCGTCTTCTACCAAGCTCTAATGCAAGCTGTGACATTTGAGCACCAAATCCTGGAAGAGCCATATCCGGCTCTATTCCTAACTGCCGCGCCAGATCGCGTTTCTGTTCGTCTGGTATATCATTAAGATAATTATTTGCATTGTAGACCGCTATTTGATTTTCTTTTTCTTTATCTGATATATTTTGAGCTAAAATATCAGATATACCTTCTCTACGTTGTATATCTATTTTATTTCGTTCAGACCTTTCTCTCGCTGCTGTATCTTGACGCTGTCGTGTACCTTCTAAACTAGCTTCTTCAGCCTTCTTTAAAGCTATATACGAATTTTCATCTCCTTCATCTCCAAAGCTACCAAATTTATCCATCTCATCGATAAAATTAGCCGCCTCTATAGTTAAAGATCTAAAACTAAATTGACATGAATATGCTTCAGGGACTATTCTTGAACCTCCATTAGGTAACCTTATTCTTCTTCTCATTCCTAAAAGACCTACATTAAAATCTTCTAAATAAGCCCACATAATATATCGTTGTCCTGGTACAACTATGTTATAGATAGCCGGGAAAGTCATTCCAATTGACCCAGTTCTGAAAGGTCTATTCATCCGGGTAAAGTCTTTTATAAATTTATAATTTTGATCTTTTGCATAATCATGTAATGTATTAGATAGAGCGAACGACAACTCTAGTCCATTATCTGTATTGCTATATTGATAAAATTTAGGAGTTTCTATATACGTTCCAGGTGCACCTATAGTCTGCATACCCGGGTTTCCAAAATCTACATTTGTACCAAATGCTTTATTGAAAAGACTATTAGCACCTCTAATACCAGCTTTTGATACTTTATCTATTAGAGATTTATCTCCAGCATTTTCCGATGCAGCTCCAATATTTACTATTCCACTAGCAAGAGCAGCCGCCCCACCAACTACTGATTCACCTGCCCCGCCTAAACCTTCAAGGAATTCACCTCCAAGCATTTTAGCACCTCGTTGACTTACGGGTGAAAATGTATCAGCAAATTCTGTACTGAAAGATCTTATATTATCAGAAAAAAACGGGAAACTTAATCTCGTTATTGGATCAGTGCTTGTGCCGTATAACCTTTTGTAAAAATCTAATCCTGGTGTAGCGCTTTTAGTACCCTTCTTATTTATATTACCAAAATGTGTAGGCGACAGTATGTTTAAGTACCCATCGATAAAAGATCTTAGTTGAGAAAATTGCAATTCATACGCTGATATATATGCTGCTGGAGCTTCGTTTCGCATTTCTGAACCAGGAGCTACTGAAGTCCAATCGTACTGATTGACTAAATCATAACTAGGCTCATATTTATACTTAGACACTAATAATATTTATGCCTTAAACCTCGGTTAACCTATATGGTATCCAGAATTTGTATAATCATATCTACCATCTGTATATCGCTGTCCTTCCATGCCTCCGCTCATATCATTGTTACTTGGTGACATAACTATATTAGGTTGAGCTGCAGTTTGTCCTTGACCTTCTACTAGTTGCGCAGTTAATCTCACTAACTGATTTAAGTATTGATTAGAAGCTTTTAACTCACCCACAATTTGATCTACACCCATAAAATCTTGTGCCATATTTCCAATGCCTCCAAATACATTTTTCCCAATATCAGTTACACCTGCTATAGCTTTACCTAATATAGATTTTTCTTCACCCATTGTCTGACCAGCGCTACGCATGGTTGCTGTTATTGTATTGAATATATTATCAAGAATGCCACCTTTTTTAGCTGCAACAATATCATCATCTTTACTAATTGGTATAATCTTATCGCCCTTAATAACTACATCGTCAAACGGATTTAAAAAGGATCCTACAGCTTTTATTCCTTCCCAAGCCCCACTTCCTAAGTCCTTAACTCCTTCTACAACCCAGTCTGCTGCTCCAGTTAACCAGTCATATATACTATCTAACATGTTACGGAAAACATCTACAAACGCATCAACTAAACTACTAAAAAATTCACTTGGTGATCCAAAATTAATTCCAGCTTGCTCTAAGAAATCACCAGTAGATTTACCTGCTTCATAGACCCAGTTAATTACCCACCCAATAAATGGAAAAGCCATATCAAATTGCTTTCCTGCTTCTTCCCAATTTCCAGTAAATACAGCACCAATACCTTTACCAACCGATACGAACCATTTCATAACAGGGGTATCCATAGCCCAATTATAAATTGATTCCCACCAGCTTTCTCCAGTTCCACCTGGTGGCATAGATTCATCTTTCTTCTTATCCTTATTTAAATCATACAGTAACAAAGCCCCGTCAATAAGCATAGACGGAAAAGCTCCAACACCTGTTAAATTTAAAAGACCAGAAACAATTTCAAATATACCAGGTATTATCTCTTTCTTTTTAAATCTATCTATAGCAAATCCAAAATTGAATAAAGATCCTATAAAAGGAATAAACCTACCAAATTTCAAAAGCTTTTTACCAAAGGTTCCTCCGAGTTTGGTTAGCGTAGCTAAAAGCTTGCCTCCTTTAAGCGCGCTAAAAAATCCACTAGCTATTTTGCTCATAGGTCTAAAGAGTTTTGGTAAAGTCTTAGATATAAATTCACCAACCGGTCCTAAGAAATTTGCTATCCAATCTGCAAATGCTGCAATACCAATTGCAAGTGTTGCCATTAATGGTATTTTAAACGGCTTCTTAGCTTCTTGCTCTTGTTTTACCATTTGCTGCTGTGCTTGTGCAGCAGGCGTTACAGCAGTTTCTTCAAACGTATCCTTTTTATTTTTATCAAATACTTTTGTGAGAGCTTCTCCTAAAACCACACCAATATTAAATAGACGTGATTTTTCAGGCGACTTTAAAACCGGGTTAATCTTAGGCGGTTTTTTTATATCACCGGCAGTGTCTCTGCCATTTTCTTTATTAGCTACGTCTAAATCACTAAGTAAATCTTCAACTTCATTCTGGAGTTCATCTGCCACGTATATATTTATACTACAGCAGTAGCGTCAAACAAAGTAGCATCTAAAGTAATTTGAGTTTCATCGACTTTTAACACTGAGCGATCAAATTTGTTTATTTCATACAAAAACGTAGTTATCTTTTCATAAAGCTCGAGCGGTAACTTTTCAACAATTTTAACTCTATCTTGTACTTTTATATCATTGAAAACAACAGTTTGTTCTCCTATGGATACACTCTCAATGTGCTTTAATATTTCAAAAATATAAATAAGACCCATGGCTTTTGATAACTCAGCAGTTTCTATTTTATCTACTTCGAAAATACATTTTTTGATAATTTGATTTTCTTGCTCAAGAGTAGGAATTCTAAGACTTACTTTAATGGTATCGATACTAACCTTTTTCTCTAATTTAAATTTAGGAACATTTTTAGCATTTTCTATACAAGTATTAATTGACACTATGTCACCATTTTCAGCTTTAACTTTATCCCCTAAAGAACTAGCGCGTAGCCCTAATATAATTGATACTCTATCAAAGGAATAAAATTGCTCACCTTCTACATTATCGATAATAATTTTGTTGAGAGCGTGATTAAATTGCAAAGCTCCTAATACACCGTTAACAGTAGTTGAAATAATATCTTTTTGTTGCTTTAGTGTTAAAGGAGCCGCTACACACTCTTTACCAACAGAAGGTACAAATACCTTTACATCATTTTTTAAAGAAGTTAGCTTATCTAGAAATTCGCTAGTAGAGTTGCTCATATAATTATTTAACGCGTTATTTAGTTTTTCAACTTCTCCTTCTCTTCTTCGCACTCTCTTCTATACAACTCAATATAATCAAGAACATCTGCCATAGTACTATTAATTAAAAAGTTTACATCTTTTATTCGTTTACTCAAAACATAAATGTATTCCCTATAACTATTTACATCTATACAGGCATAGATAGTGTTTATAAACTCAAAAGGTGCAGGTCCTAAAAAATTGAGCTCTGAAGTATCTTTTCGGCCTTCAAGTAACCGAAAAGTAAATGCATCTTTTTTATCTTCTACAAATTCACTCACGGCATTTAATACTTGAGCAGGTAACTTTGACATAACTTGTTCATACTCATTTTTTGATAACGAATCTACTACAATAAATTGATCTTGTATCTTTACTTCTCTTATAACACTTAGAATGTTATCTGTATTAATACAAAATTTAGTAGGGTAATCTAAAGTTATCTCTATGCCATCACATTCAGTGGTAGTTCTAATATCTATACTTTCTTCAAACGACTCAGTAATGTAGTCAATATCAACATCTTTTCCTGTTTTATCAAGATTCAATGATACGGTAGGTTTAATACATATTGCGCGTAACTTAAGTAGTGTTATAAACTTTTCTACTACGTTTAAATTTTTAGTTAGTATAAAGTCTTCTAAATATAATAATTTACTTTCCAAAGAAGAATTTAAAAATAATAAATCTCTTATGTGTTTGTATAAAAATGGCTTTACAACTACCTCCTTATTATTAGGGAGAGTAATATTAATATGCATACAAATAATTATGTAGAATAGTAGAATATACTAGCGTCGTCTAATACTGGACTGAGGTATCGATCCATATATTTGAATTGGTCGATAGTTTTTAAAAGCAAAAGTGACAGACTTTTCTATAAACTCCTCATCGTTATACGATACTGTATACCCTTCAACGTTTGTAGGAAACACATCAATAAATTCATATCCCTTTCGCCTTTCACCTACGTTATTATATTGTGTTAATCTTACAGTCGGGCATAGCAAATCTCTCATCATTAAACCATCTATACCAACTGATACCATCCATGGTCTGAAAAACATATGCTCTATGTCATCATTGTTTTCAAAGAAATTAATTACTAGATTTTTACTTAAAAAATCGACTCTCTTTGTAACTGCGTAACCAGGTAAGAAACCTCCTAAATTCATACTACCCGCTATATCAAACTGTGTATTTTCATTAGGTACAGTAACAGATCTCGCAGCTAATATATTACCTCCTCTATCCGTGTAGTCGTTAGGCTGCCTTATAGCGCGCCATTTTTCATCAGGACTTTTTTCAAGCGTTCTATTTATAGAAGAAATTAAAGACTGTTCATAAAGAAAAGATACTTTCCAAAGAAACGGATGAGACAGAAAAAATTCTTCATGTTGACTATAATTATGAAGAAAGTCGTATACAGGTCCGGACCTAGGTTGGGTAATAAACGCCATTAAGATTATTTAATCGGCAACCCGTGTAGAGAATTAAGCTATAGCAAAATCTCTGTAAAAATGATAAGCAAACGTTACTGAGAAGTTTGTAACTTCACCTGTACCACCAGCAATATCATACGCGATATCACCAATGTCTCTTATAGAAGCACCAACCAGTTGTATGTTTCTTACTTCATTTAGCTCTTTATCAATTTGAACTAAATCAATTACTGATTCATCTCCGGGCATACCATATTGACCAAGTGAAGTTTCATTATTGAAAACTATTCGCGAAGCAGCTTCGAATTTTGTTCTCAACTGACAATCTTCATCGTGATAGAATTCTATTGAATATCCTGCTGCGCCAGGGTATGTTGATTTACCTGGTAAATGAAACTCTTGACCAAAATAATTTACTACTTTATCTTCAATGTTTCTTCCAGGTAATGTAGCTGTTTTAGCATATACCAGGTCCCCTTCACCATTAAAATTAATTCCACCAGTTAAAGTTATTTGTTTAACTCTGAATAAAAAGTCTCGCGAAAATTGATTAGCGGCTGCTTTAGTAAAGAAGTTTTGTATTGTCGTTGCCATATAATTATTTAGTTATTTTTTTCGTTAACCCCCAATTAACTCTTGGAAATTAGCATCAGTAGTTGTTGCATAAAAGTTAACTAAGATAAACTCTGCTGTTCTAGTTGGTTTAATGTATATATCAACAACCAACTCATTAGCATCTACTACTGATGGTGTGTTGTTTCTTTCATCACAAACAATCAAGTAGTCATATAAACCTTCGTTATTTCTAGCTCTCTCAAATATTGGAGTTAAAGCATTTACTAGTCTAGTTCTGGTAAACTCAGAATTTTGCTCAAATACAAATTGTCTTGCTAACTGCTTAGTAGGTCTTTCAAGTGATAAGAATAACCTTCTTACGTTAATTCTATCAAACGCACTTGGTTTCTTCTGCAATGTCTTTTGACCGAATATAACTAATCCCTGATTAGGGAATTGAGCTACTGGGTTAATATTAGCTTTATAAAACTCATCGCGTTGTTTTTGATTCGGATTAACACATATATCAAGAGCATTTGAAACTAAACCTCTTGTAAATCCTGCTGGTGCAAACCATGGAAATGCTTGCGCATCTGTTCTTGCCATTGCTGCTCCAGCAAAACCAGAGAATGGTACCCATACATTTCTACCAGTATATTCATCATTTACTAATGCCCAGTTACCATATACTGCTGCGTACGAAGTATTTTCATTTTCGAACTGGTGCTTAACTGGCCAATAAACATCTGTCTGGAAGTTATTATTCTTATTATCAAGAATCTTAGTATTTTCACCTTGTACAAAGATCTGTCTAATCGGATCAGCAACAAATATGCAATCACCTCTATCACCACCTTCATACGGTGGTTTAACAAATTTTTCAAACTTATTAAACACTGCGGCATAATCGTTTCTAAGAGTAGCTGCAGTCCCAGAAATGTCACTTGAGGTTCTAAGTCCATTTACAGCTTGCACAGTTTTATTATTTTGTGCATATTCATCGTAATAATCTCCTGCGAATGCGGCACATGCTACTGAGTAGATCGTTCCTAAGCCAGCCTCTACAACGACGTCGATATTATAAACTTCGTCATTCTTTATATTATCTAACGCTCTTTCAATTTTACTCGGTATATTACCAAGTGTCTTATCCGTTATTGTCTGGTTAGTGAAAGCACCAAGCGGGTTCAACTGCGTTGCATCTTCAGTGCCTATGGATCCGGGAGAATGACCTCTTAACGATTTAGCTAATACTTTTAAATCTAATGCTCCAGCAGCACCAACTGTTGAGATAGAAACACCTAAAGTTGAAGGACTAGCTCCTGCTAAGTTACTGGAAGCAACTCGTATCCTCTTTTTCGGGGTACCGTCATCATTTAGAGCTTCACCCCCGGCTAGACGATTAGAAAGATAATCATTAACTAAAACTGTTATGTTGCTAGAACCACTTGCCCTGTTACTTATATAAGATGAAACATCAGGCCCTCCGTTCGGGTTAAGTTGCTTTCTAAATGAATTAATCGAGCCAACTATACCGTCTGTTAACGTATAATCAAGCTTAAATGCTTCATTAGCGTATATTGATTTACGTAATTTAAATACTCCTAAGCTAAGATAATCGTCAAAGTCTCTGCTATCTATATCGTAATCAACTAAATTATCTATCACTTCTGATATACTATTATTTGTACCGTCTTTATAATTAGCAGTAAGATCAAATGTCAGTGTACCGTTAGGAATAGTTGTAAGATCTGTAGAAAAAGCGATGCCGGCTGCATTACTGTGAGTTCTTATACTTGATATACTATTGAAATTGGAAGCTGGTTGCGTGTTTATATTATCAGATATACCAACATAAAGACCTTCAAACTGTTGATTAATAGTTGTTTGGGCTTTATTAATAATAACAAGGCCGGCATAGCCTAGGTTTTCGACTGAATTGGTTTTATCCGATGTTACCATTTTCATTTCATCAGTATTCTCAGTCTGCCATGTAAAACCGGCACCTGCTACTGCAGATAAATATTCAGATTCAGTTAAATCTCTATAAGTAGGGTTACCGAGTATGTATACAGCAGAACCTGATTGGTTAAGAGATCCTAGTATACCGGTACTTCCAACAGCAGTAACAGGGTACATTAAAGCTGAGTATTTAGATCCAAACCCATCACCTGTATCAGCACCATAAGGCAACCTCCCTGCATATACGTTTGAAGGAGAGTTTAAAAGCTCTCGTAAAGTGTAATGGAAATATCTTTCAGAAGAGTTAGTAGGAGTTCCAAATACTTGAACTAACTCTTGTGTTGTTGTAATTCTTAAAACTTCATCAATTGGTCCTTGTTGAGCGAAACCAGTAACATATATGTTAGTTCCTACATTTGCCGGTGCCGTAAGTGAAAGATCTGATTCTCTAATTTCTACTCCAGGAGAGGTAATAGTACGCTGTGCCATAAAATTATTTATCCTTTTCCAACCAAATTAATTCAAAAATTAATAACTTCCGTATGTAGTTGGGAATAAACAAATGTAAATCCTGACGTGATTTCATCAGCGGTTTGATAATTGTAATTGATTGCTTCTATTGTAGTGGGAAAAGCTTTTGTATACGTAAATTTAATTCTGTTATTATTAAATTCATCTTTACCATATATGGTTAAATCTGTCTGATAATCCTTAAAACTTGGCTCTCTTTCTTCGTTATTAAGCTCTCTCTCATTATATCTTCCTTCATATTGACTATGAAGTAGATTAATCCATTGATATATTGCCCAGTAATTTTTATATTCATTATCGATATTAAATCTAACTGTTACAGGAGGAAAAGGATTTTTAGAATGAGATGATACATACAACGTACTTCCAGCGTATCGTGTTTCTTGAGCTGGTACTGTTACAGCTGGTACTGCAGCACCAAATATAGAAAACTGTACAGTATCACTTATGATAGTAGAGTTGTTTTGTTCTTGCGTAAAATTTTTATTTATATCTTTTAAAATAGGCGGTATATCAAAAACTAACAAGAACTTATCTGCTCTTGATTTGTTCAGCATAGCTTGCTGCATAGTATTTCTAGCCATATATTATATTTATGGTTGTTTATCAGTTCCTGGTATTCCAGCTTGCCAGTTCTCTGGAGGTTTTTCTCCTACAAGTTGATATCCAAATGATCTTAATTCATCCATTTCAGTTTCTAGTTCACTTTGACCACCTAAGTTCATGCCCCATACTAAAGCATTCATTTCATGGTTATTAGATCCTACTACATCATTATCTAGATATATTGATGTAGGATCTTCAAAATAATCTACACCAAAATCCATTGGTTCTATTACAGAAGGTTTTCCCATATCATCAACTTCTACTATTTCAAAGAATCGCTCCGTTATCTCTTTTTCTAATATAAACAAGCCATATAACATAGCCATTACTCTATCATCATGAAACCCTGCTCGAGCTTTCCAGGTACCATTAGGGTATCTTACAAAATTTCTTAACTCGGCTACAGTTTCTTCTTCATTAATGTTAACCACTCTTACTTCATTCATGAAATATCGCATGTTTAGAACACCTTTATATTTTGTATTAGTATGTGCTATCATACCTCTCATTACATTACGGCGATGAGCGTTTTTATTTCCATATGAGACTATTTTTTCATAACCTAAATCTACTGCTAACCTATCCACCACCTGTGCGCCACAATTGTTTCTCTCTATGAGAGCTAAGGGAGACCCCCAGTTACGTAAAATTTTGTATAATCTATTAGTAAACTCTAAAGGCGGGATCTTATTGTTTCTGTAGACAGCTACTTGTTTAATATCTTTGATATCAGTAATATCTAATATTTGAATAACAGAAGAATCAACGCCCACACCTTCTGATATATCTACACCTGCTACATAAAGCTTAGCTTCATCAGGCTCTTCCCATAACTTATAATGTCCATCGTCTAAAATAATTTTTGGGTCAGAAACCTTACCCATCATCTCTTCAAATAGTTCATCATCGAGAGTTGATTCACCTGAGTGAATAAATTCACATTCAAATTCTTGCAACCAAGCATCAGCTGAACCAATAGCAGTTTTAGTAGCAAGAGCCCAAGCTTGATCTCTTCCAGGTATCTCGTCCCATTTTATCTTATCATGAGCCCAGCCATTTTCACCTTCTATAGCTCCGTGGTATAATTTATAAAATAAATTATCAGTACCATTAGCTGTTGAACATACAAACACCTTAGATTTCTTAGAAGAGGTAATAATAGGAAAAACAGACTTCCAAAACTCTTCAACCAAATGAGGCTCAATGAAAGCCATCTCATCAATAACCAGACAGTTAACAGATTGTCCACGAGCAGCAGTACCGGTAGTAGTTGTAATACCTATTCTACTGCCATTCTCTAATGTCATAGATGTCTTAGCATATTCTTTTACAGGTGGCTTTAACCAGTTAGGCAGCTCTTCGTATGCCATTCTCACTCTTTGAAAGATTTCAATTGCAGTAGCCTCTTTGTTTGCTACTAATAAGATACGTTGATCATTATTAAAACATGCTTGCCATAATATGTATATGGTCATCATAGTAGACTTACCTATTTGTCTAGAAGCAAGAAGACAAAAGAAACGATTATCTCTCATCTTTCTTAAAGCTCTTTTTTGAGGTTTATATAACTGAATCTTTTCTTTACCTCTGTCAAGATTAACAATATGGAAGAAATTCTCAGCAAAGTATAGTATATTACTACTAGCCTTTTTAAGGTCTTTTACTTGTTCTTTAGTATATTCACCCTTCCAGTTAACGTTGGGTAAGTTTCTATTACCCATATAGAACATATTATCTTTAGCAGCCACAGAAATATTTAATAAAGAGCATAAATAATTACATGTCAAAAAAGAAAGACTGGATATCGTTAGGTGAAGCATATAAAGATGTCTTCAGTAAAGTAGTAGTCAATGAAGATGTACCAGCTGGTACAGTAGGGGATGCACCTTTAACAAAAGGCGGCCCTGAAGAAGAGGGAGGGTTTAGACAACCTTTAGTTGATATTACAAAATTATCTGACAAAGATAAAAAAGATAACATTTACAATATAAAAGGTTATACTTATGGCGACGGCAATGATCCTGGTGATTGCGATGGACCTGATCCAACAGGTCCAACATACGGTCAAGTAGCTTATTCTGGTAATGTAGGGCCTGAAGAAGATGAAGAAGGAATAGATCCAAAAGCTGATCTAAATAAAGATGGTGATCTTTCACCATATGAGAAGAAAAGAGGTAAAGCCATACAAAAATCTATGGCTAAAAGCAAAAAGAAGAAGTCTTCTGATGAGGAACATGAAGATAAAAATGAAGAAGATGAAGAATTTTTAGCAGAACACGAGAAAATTGCACGAGATGGCCTAAATAATTTTATGAGCAAGACTTCAGTATTTGATAAACTTTATAACAAGGTAATGGTTAATGAAAACTTTGGCGAAGACGCTGAAGACATTACAGACATTGAAGCTTTAGGAATTGAAACAGACGTTGTCGATGATGTTCCTGAAGAAATCACAGTTTCCATTCCTGGTGAATTAGCACAGACACTTTGTGATATTTTACAAACAGCCATTGCACAACAAGACACAGAAGTTGACATTGATGTTGATGTTGAAGAAGTAACCGACACAGAGTTTGAAGACCAAGAGCATCCAGAAGAGGATGAAGAGGCAGCCATGAAAGATGGAGGTGGATATGGAATTGACGCTGGTTCAACTCTTAAGCACACAGTTGATTACGGACACGGTGGTAAAAACAAAGTCGGTAACTTAAAACCAACTGGTGGGGCTAAGCAGAAAGATGGAGGAGGATACGGTGTAGATGCTGGATCAACCTTACATCATAAAGTCAACAAAGGGGAAGGTGGCAACAACAAAGTAGGTACTTTGCCTGTTGGTAAGAACGCTTTCGAAAATTAAGTCGCTCAAAAATTAACTAATAAAAGAGCCCGTTGAGTTAACCTCTTCGGGCTTTTTTAATAAATATAATTGTGAGGTTCTACAATAATACTCTTAATCAAAAATTCTGGTCAGAGGATAACAAATTTGACCCAGATGTTAGAGAAAAACTTCTGTCAATTACAAGTGATTTTGTAGAAAATTTAGATTTACAGGGAGTTGAAATAGATGATATAACACTTACAGGTAGCAATAGTAATTATAATTATAATGAGTATTCCGATTTAGATGTCCACGTATTAATCGACTTTAAAGAAATAAATGAAGACGAGGACTTAGTAAAAAGAGCATTAGATGGTGACCGGTTTGTATGGAATCTCAGGCATAACGTTAATTTAAGAGGTCATGATGTTGAAATGTATGTTCAAGATAAAGATGAACCGCATGTGGCGTCTGGATTATATTCGCTAAAGGATGATAAGTGGATTACAAAGCCATCATATGATCCTCCTTCTATTGATACTAATGATATATTTAAAAAAGCGAAAACAATAGAAACTGATATAAATCTACTAAAGGAAAAAATAGCTACAGCAAAAGGAGAAGAAGCGCAGCAATTGCATGAAAGAGCTAAAAGATTAAAAGAAAAAATATCCAAAATGAGAAAACGTGGTTTGGCTAGAGAGGGTGAATTTAGTGTGGAAAATTTAGCTTTCAAAGTTCTTCGTAATACTGAGGCTATAGGAGATTTAATTGATCTTATTTCATCATCATACGATAGAATATACACTGAAAACTTTAAAACGTTCTTCGAATATTATCAAGGGGAAGAGCTCTTAAATCCACATATGAGAGCTGGAAAGAATGTAAACAGAGTAGGTTTAGCTAAAAAACATTTAAACACGGTCCCTAAACAACATAACCACGAATGTCCTCATGTACGTAATTTACTAAATGGAGGAGCTCATCAAATAAAGTTAATGGGAATGCCTCTACATAGCACATTAAATACATACCAGGTAGACTTTGTTCCTGGTGCTACCAAAAATCTCGGAAATTCCGGAGTAGAAGTTACTATGTTTGAGGATGAAGAACGTAATCATTGTGGTATACTAAAGAATAAAAATATGTAAATATGGCAACATCACCTCCATGTAATGAAAATCGCTTAAATTGCACACCTGATAAGGTTTTAGCTGCAACTATGATACCATCATGTGGTGAGTTCGTAAGTCCATCTAATTTACAAGCAGAGCAACTTGTTTTCGACCAAGCGTTTAACGATCTAATAAACAATTTTGGTATACCAGTTGATTATTATATTAACACATTTAATTTATCTGCAGCAGATTTATTGTATGGTGAAGACTTTGGTGAAGCTAATGTATCAACAGGTGATGCTCAGTTTAAGGGTCCGTTATCAAGCGTACAAATGTATATTGAGTTATCAGATGATGCTGTTAATTTAAGTAAATTTGGTTTTGACCCTGGAGATGAATTTACCGCTTTTGTGCATATAAGTACATTTGCATCTGCAGCAGGAGATTATTTTAATTACGCTTCAGTTGGTCAATCTATTGAACCTAAAGCTGGTGATGTTATAGACTTAAAAGTATTAGGATGTGATAGACCTAATGGAAGAGGCTCTGTTAAATATGAAATAACAGAAAGAATGGATCAAGATGTCTCAGCTCTTAATCCTATATTAGGTCACTACATATATAGATTAAGAGGCAAGCGTTACGAATATTCTTTCGAGAGCGGCTTATCTAGTGAGAAAGCTAATGAGCAGATATACGATAATTCATTTAGTGGTATATTGTCTACTACACTTGTTGACCAGCTTACATCTGACGGTAAGACTTACCCAACAGTTGAAGATCCATATAACATAGATAACAGCTCTAAAGACGATGTAATGGATATGGATGTAAATGACACCGATATTTACGGCTCTTACTATTAACCTATAGAGTCTACCATCGCTTGCGCGTCATGGAGCTCTTCTAAAGAGTTGTATGGGCATTGATATATAGTTCCAGTAAAGTCGTAATCATAAAGATACGAATCTATAGTACCATCTCTATACTCTTTAACCGGTTTAATATTATCATGTAGTTTATACCCAAATACCTCTGGCTGTGTAGCTACCCAACTAACAGTAGATTTAAGCTTTAAAGCTGCTGCAGCATGCTGTAGAGATGAATCAATAAATAACCTTTTATCACAATTAGCTACCATAGCAAATAAAGCTTTTTTTCCAATTATCCTATCAAATCTATGACAGTTATCTAACTTAGGATGAAATTCATAACAGATATGAATAATGTTATATTTTTGCTGTAATGCATTTACTAAATTTTGAGCTACTGTTGGATGTATATCTCTTGACCATGCGTAGGGATGTTGCTGGTGATCTGGCCCAGGGCCCCCAAATGGCTGAAAGAGTAAAGTAGGTCTACCATCTGCAAATTGCGTAACGTATGCTCTACCTTCTTCCATTTCTCTTAAATTAAAATTTAAAATAGGAGCCTCACCCTTATGCTTAATACCTATCATGTTGCACCAATTTTTAATAAGGTGTCCTTTCTTAGTAATGTGTTCGGTAGTCTTATAAGGATCTTGAGGAAATATTTCTACATCTTTATCTTTAATAATATCTTTGTAAAAGTAAGGAGTATTACCAATCCGATAGAATCTAAATATATCAGGATTTTTTATCCAAACTTCTGGCCAAGCTGTAACAACAATAATTTTACGCTTGGGGTAAGTTTTTTTATAAGCAGCTGTTACTGCAGTAGCTGCAACATTTTTACCTATGCCTCCTTCAATGTGAAAAATAGTACTAGCCATACATTATATGTATGTGTAGTAGAGCAAATATCTACGGTCTAGGGCAAGTAGATACTTTTAATGTACCACTTGAATTCCAAACAACGCCACCAACCCCGGGATCGGATGTAGGTAACCCACTTAGCTGAAGTAATCCCGTGTGTAGCATATTTGCAGATACTGATTGCAGACCAGTACCTAGAATGGTTGAATGTGCATGAGCTGCTGATAAGGTATTATTATGACCTGATCCTATAAAGCCATAATGAGCTACTATTCTATTCACTTTACCTGTACCTATAAGAGCGTAGTTGCCACATGCACAGTTTTGATCTCCACCCCCTACTGTACTATATTGACATGGAGATGTATTTCTAGAACCTCCTCCAATAAAGGAATGAGAGCCTCCAGTAGTGTTTGAGCAACCCGCTGCTACAGTTGAAAAATCACCACTAGCAGTATTTCCACATCCTCCTATGACTGTTGCTGTACAAGCAGATGCTGTATTATCCTGACCACCAGCAGCCGTCGCCTGATCGCTACTGGTGAGATTACCGCAACCACCACCAATGAAAGATTGAGCTCCGGTGGCACAATTACCATTCCCCCCGGCGATAGTCGCGCAAGAACCAGCGCTCGTTATTTCATTACAGCACCCTCCTCCTATAGTACTATGCATCCCACAAGCTTCAGTTCTCTGTCCTCCACCCACTGTAGCGCATGCGCCTTTTACTAGTACTTGAAATCCTCCTCCTATAGTACCAAAATTGGCACACACCTGGTTAAGAGCACCTCCACCAATAGTAGCTTGACATATAGTTGCACAAACTCTATTTTGTGTTCCTCCTCCTATAAAAGAATTTATACCATTTGAAACATTACCTCTACCTCCACCAATAAATGAACCACTTGCATTTGTAATTAATGTATTGCTATGACCTCCGACAATAACATTATAACCATAACAACCGCATATTCTATTGTTTGTACCTCCCGCTAATGTATCCCCCTCCTGGCAGGTCAAACCACTCAGCCCGCCGGCAACTACACTATGATTACCAGTAATGCAGTTTGAATCTCCTCCACCTATAACTGAGCTTGAACCGCTATTTCTATTTCCGAAACCCGCACCTACAAAAGAGCGTGTTGCAGCAGCTAAATTACTCTCACCTCCAGCTACTACAGAACAATGATTAGACGTGCAATTTTTTTCACCACCTACTATAGCAGCTGCATCTCCAGAGCTTTCGTTTCCACATCCTGCGCCTATAAAAGAACAATCCCCGGCTCCTCGAATTGCATTTCGTAAACCACCAGCAATAGTGCCCCAATTTCCTAAATTATTTACATCATTACATTCACCTCCAACTACTACAGAACAATTAGCTCCAGCAATGTTACTAAATCCACCTCCAACAGCACCTCTATTAGCACATGCTATATTACTAAACCCACCTCCTACAAAAGCACCATCATGTGAAGCTGTATTACCTAAACCACCTACAACAGTAGCACCTTGACCTCCAGCAGAATTACCTTTACCACCAACAACTGTAGCGCTTAAAGCAGTTGCTGAGTTACAGAGACCTCCTACTACTACTCCATAATCTGCTGTAGTCTTATTCAAACGACCTGCTCCTACAAAAGAAGTAATTCCTTTCGCTATGTTTAATTGACCGCCTACAGCAGCTGCACTTAATCCATGCACAGCATTTATACTACCACCACCAATAAATGCATTAGCAGATGTTGCTATATTACTTAGACCACCGACCACTGTAGATTGTACACCACAGGCAGCGTTTAATCTACCACCTCCTGCAAACGCTTCAACAGCTGCAGCAGATAAGCATGCTCCACCAACTACTGTAGAATCTGCAGCTGTAGAGTAATTACATACGCCCCCTCCTACAAAAGCTCTTGCGTCGTCTGCTACGTTGAGCATTCCCCCAGCTACCGTGGCTGTTGTACCGGCACTAGTATTTGACCTACCACCACCAACTGTTGTACATGTACTACTAGCAGTATTGTCATGACCACCTCCTACAACAGCGCATACTCCGGACGCCGTATTACTAAACCCACCTCCTATAAAAGCATTGTTAGCATTCGCTATGTTACTATTCCCCGCTCCAATAAAAGCGCAGTTGCCTGTTACGCTATTTGTAGATCCACCGGTAACTGTTGATCGAGTCCCAGTATTGGTATTAGCAAAACCTATAGTCATTTTTCCTGTAGCGCTTAAATCAGCAGCTATGGTCTGTGTAAACCGAAAATGATTATTTTTGAGAGGAGAAGCAATTGGCTGAACACCAGGCGTACCCCCTAACGCGTTGTAAACCCCACCGGTCAAGTAATTCATAAATGAGCTAAGCGTACCTCCCCGGGTTTCACCTGCTTCAACAATAGCTACTAGTTCTTTTCCGTCGTAAGGTAATTGATTAGCGTTAAGCTGAGTAATCTTCTTTCCCATACTTATATTTATTTACTTTGGCGCTTTTAACCTGCAACAAACAGCAATAACTATTGCAAAAACACCAGAGAATAATAAATGCCTCTTAAATCCATCAACTGATGTACAGAGACCTTTAAAGTCAACTGCTTTACTTCCTCCATTTTGAATGGCATCTAATGAGAGTTTCATTTCTTCTGCGCAAGTATACCCCCTCACAACAAAGGCTAAAATGATAGCCGATAGGATATATACTAAATATCTAGGTTTCATTTTTTAAGCACCTTCTCAGGGTTATCTGCAAATTTTTTACCTAGTTTAACAATACCAGCAATTACCTCAGGGGAGATAACACCGATAATACCATATGTAACAGCTTTATAAAGAGAAGATATTTCTGTTTGCTCTAAAATAAACCATGCAATACCTGCAGAGAGACCAGCTGTAAATATCTTTTTGAGTTGTTGCCACCATGTGTAATTATTTTCACCTGACAATAAACGAGCGAGCATGGCGCCGGCGCCGATTAAAGGCACGACCCAACCTCCTTGGAGGAACTCTTTAAGTAGGGATTTTTCCGGCTCCATGTTAATATATT